CGGACCATCCCAACTATGCTGCATGTCAAATGGCATGGCTCGATGCCAACACCGACTATACCCTGGAAGAGTTTTGCGATAAGCACTGCGAGGATAGATCGTGGTAAGCCAACGGTGGGAAACTATACCTGTCACTCCAGAGCACACCGTCTTGGCTATGTGCTGGAAATACCCAGAGAGGGCATGGCCTTTAGCCAGTGAGCATCTGAACAGCGATAGCTTCGCAGACACGCACTGCAGGATTCTGTGGGATGCAATGACAAGCTGCGTCAGGCATCATGAGCCTATCGACATAGTTAGTGTCGGCATGAGAATACCAGAGCCCGTATTCCGGTCGATGGGTGGACCGCAGCAAGTTTGGCAATGGTTCCAGCATAACACTTTGCCGTGGATTCAGGAGTCTTTTGAGCATCACTTAGGTAAGGTCGTGCAGGCAGCAAACAAACGTCGCTGTCAGGTCGCGCTGCAGCAAGCAATGCGGACCTTGGAAAAGGACGAAGATGGCTGCATATCCCAGGTGCAAAGCATTGTTGCAGACGCCACGATGGAGTCTGTCAAAACGGGCCTAGTGCCATACCAGAAGATTGTTGCTGACACCGCCGCTCGGCTGGAGGACATGGCAAAGGCCGGCAGACCACCGGCAATACCGCTAGGCATACGTTCATTCGACGAGCGATTTGCTTTGGTGCCAACTGAGCCCGACCTTGTGATTATCGCTGGGCGACCTGGATGGGGCAAGTCTGCCCTGAAGCAGCAGATTGCAGAGGCGCACGCTAAGGACGGGCCTACGCTTATGTTTGAGCTTGAGATGGGCGCGCAGCAGTCGTGCCTTCGGATGGAAGCAGAACGGGCTCGGCTAGCTGTTGGCTTTGAAAGAAAACAGGATGTATCTCTGGTTCACGCTCAAAAGTTAGCACGGTCTGTCGGCTTTGCCGAGACTCTGCAGCTGTGGATGGATGATACTCCGAACCAGACTATCGAGTCGGTGACAGCGGCGGCGCTGGCCCATCAGATGAAGCACGGCAGGCTTAGTGCCGTGTTTGTAGATTACATCGGCCTTATGAGACAGACAGACCGTCGATGGGACCGACGACGGCATATCGGACACGTCAGCCGCAATGCGAAGCTGCTGGCTAAGAAGCTGGGATGCCCAGTGTATCTCTTGAGCCAGATGAATCGAGGCATTGAAGGCGTGGAGCGACCACCGCGACTGTCCGATTTACGTGAGTCTGGCGACTTGGAGCAAGACGCCGACACCGTGATATTTCCCTACCGACCAAACCCCGATGACCCGGAGTGTCAGATAATCGTAGGTAAGTATCGACATGGACCGCCTGGTTCGGTAAAAGTCGTGTGGGTGGGGCACTTTACGCGGTTTAAAGATGCAATTTGAGTTCACAGTTCCTGGGGAGCCGGTCGCAAAGCAGCGACCAAAGGCTCGCATGGTACGCATAGGTGGTGGTCGCATGACCGTGAAGATGCGGACGCCGAAAAAAACACTCGACTACGAGGCCAAGGTGGCGGAGTCGTGTGCTGACATCCCGCGCTTTGAGCCCGGACCCATCCGCGTAGCGGTGGTGTTTGTTTTTGAGCGACCAAAGCGGTTGATGCGTAAGAAAGACCCGCAGGGCAGGGTCTGGAAGACTACCCGCAGCGACGTAGACAACTGTTTGAAGTCGTTGTTGGATGGCATGGCCGGTCTGTGGGCAGATGACGCTGTGGTCTGCGATGTGCGAGCAGAGAAATACTATGCCGCGAAAGGTGAAGAGCCGCACGCTGCGGTGATGATCGAGGCTATCAATGAAGGCTGAGCTGGACCCAGAGTCCATCCAGTGGATAGCCGTGTCGCTGAACGACCTGATATGGATTTGTGTACACGACAGCCTTTACAACCACCTACGAAGCGAGGGGCTCGAACCTACGTATCCGAACAGTCGTTCTTTTGTGATGCCGATATGGCGAGCCTTTGACTTGCTGGCTGGCCGAGATGATTACGACTGTCGAGCGAGGGTTCAACTGTACGGTCCACACACACTAGAGATGGATGAGCTTTGAAATGCGGCCAGTGCCCAAAGGCACAGCGCAAGGGCGCCTGGTTCGACCTGTTGCATAGAAAGCTGTATGTATGTGATATTACAGGGGAAACAATGAAAGAAGACGACGACTGCATTGTCGAAAAGCCAAGCCACTATGTGCCAGAAGAAGGCGTCGAGTGCATTGATTACTTGCGCCAGGTGCTTACTCCCCAGGAGTTTCTGGGCTACTGCCGTGGCAACGTCATCAAGTATCAACATAGAGCTAATTTGAAGGGAACGCCTGGTCTGGACCTCAAAAAGTCGGCAAATTATGCTTTATTGGCAGCAGGTTATGACTTTCGTAAAGACTTGGTAAAAAACAGCAAAAAAAATGGTACCGTCGAGAAAACAACATAAAGTTTTGCCGCACGTCGCGGCCACACACTGGAGACTAGACATATGAAATCAGATGCTCTTGCGACACCTGCTTTGGGTGGCCGCGCTCGTGTAGTTACATTCGAAAGCAGAGACGAGTGGCTCAAAAGTCGCGTAAATTACGTGGGCGGCAGCGAAATTGGCGCAGTTGTACACCGCCAGGATGACGAGTGGCCTGCGACTGGCGTTCAGCCCGGTGGATATGATAGCCCTTTGGATATCTACCTAAAGAAAGTAAGCCCTGATGACCAGGCAGAGCAGGATTCGGAGTCAGAAGCCAGAATGTGGCTGGGCCGTGAGCTTGAGTCTGCCGTTATTGACTTGGTGAACAAGCGATGGGGCATGGGGTTTGAAGGTACTCAACTAATTACCTGCTATGACCCAGAAAACGAGGCGTTTGGATGTACGCTCGACGGCTGGTCGCCAAAGTTAGATGCCAACCTTGAGGTCAAAACCACAGGCAACAAGTGGAAATACCCGAGGCCAACCGATGACATTCACGAGATAATGACCGTTACTGGCGAAGATGTAGCCAGCGGAAAGTTTCCCAGAAACACCTATTGGCAGGTGCAATGGGGGATGTCTATTACTGGTCGTAAGAAGTGTTACGTTGCCGTTCTTGGCGGTGGCAGCGGTGGCCTGGAGCTAAACCTGTACCTTGTTCGTAGAGATGACGCAGACATCTCGCATGCTCGCAAGACCGTGGGCACCTTTTGGTCGTACCATGTAAAGGGCAAACTGCCTCCGGCTCCGCAGTTGTCGCACGACTACCGAACAGCTCAGGAGCAGTGGCCTAACGATGGTGGTGAGCTTCATTGCCCACATCAAGTAGTGCCTACAATGCTGAAGGCGTTGCGTTTTTATGACTATTGGTCAAAACTGGCCGATGGGCACAAGGCTCAACGAGATTTGACCAAGGCGCTGGTTCGATTCTACGGACGCGGGAAGGCGCTGCGTATTGTTGACCCGGACACAGGCTCGACGTGGCTGGCTACATTCCAGAAAAACAATGCATTGAAGGTTAGGGAGATAAAGGTATGACCATGCCTTGGTGGAGAGGTGGGCCAGAGCAACAAGTTCAACTGGTCGAAGACCAGGACGGCTTTGGCTTGGTCGTCCAGAATGGTGAGGATAGCGTCAGGGTGGCGCTACAGATGGTCGAGCTAGTCTTTTTAGGAGACGCACTGGGCGTCATAAAAGACAGATGGATAAACACACACATGGAGGACATCGAGTATGAGTTCGCTGACAACTAAAGTAAACCCGGTCGCAGCATTGCAAAACCGGGATGCGTACAGCGCAATCGAGGCGATGAAAGGCCAGCTTATGGCCGCTTTGCCCACACATTTAGCTCAAAACCGCGACCGGTACGCACGCATCCTTGTCACTACGCTGCGCAGGACGCCGAAGCTCATGCAGTGCGACCCGCTTTCGCTGCTTGGTTCGATCATGCAGTCAGCGCAGCTCGGTCTGGAGCCGGGGACTGGCCAAGTACACCTCGTTCCGTTCAAAAACCAGGTGCAGATGATTATCGGCTACGAGGGGCTCATCGAGTTAGCTCGTCGCGCTGGCGTGGTCATCCATCCACCTCGGATTGTGCGCGAGGGAGACACGTTTGACGTGGACTTTGGAAATATAAAGAACCCAGTCGTCCATAAGCCAGCGATGAATGACGCGCCGATGACTCATGTGTGGTGTGCGGCTGTCATCAAGGACATGGACCCCATCGTAGAGGTCATGAGCAAGGCCCAGTGCTTGGCAGTCATGCGCTCAACGCAGTCAAAGGGGAAGTACGGCCCATGGAAAGACCATTTTGAGTCTATGTGTGGCAAGACGTGCATCCGGCGGCTTGCTAAGTATCTGCCCAAGAATGCAGAGATGCTGATAGCAGAGAAGGTAGACGGACACACGCTGGCCATAGAGGACGTGATGTCAGAGCCAGTTGTGGAGTGGGACGGGACAGTGGAGGAAGCGACAGATGAATAAGAACATAGCGTTGTTGGCGGGTCGCATCGGCTCAGACCCAGATGTGAAAGAGACGGCGGGCGGTAAGCTTGTAAGCTTTAGTTTGGCGACATCCGAGACCTGGAAAGCCAAGGATGGCACCAAGCAAGAGAAAACCCAGTGGCACCGCTGCAAGGCGTGGGGTCGCACCGCCGACTTTATTGCAGAGCGCATGTCAAAGGGCGCGGGCGTGTTCGTCGAGGGTACTATCGAGTACGGCGAGTACACTACCAAGGACGGCGAGGTGAAGAAGACCACTGACATCAAGGTACACCGTCTCGACGTATGGAAGTGGCCAGAGACCGCAGGCGCACGCCCTGCACAGGCGCACAAGGCCAAGTACGCTGATGACGACATTCCTTTCTAATGAATGCTAACAAGGAAGCAAAAGAGCTGCTTGGGATGTCCCCCGAGGGGCTCGAAGAGTACATTGCTGACGAGTTGTCGGCTATCGACACCACCGGGGACCGCAAGCGAAGTGCCTACTTGGGCATGGCGCTGCGCGTCCTCCGTGAAATACGTGGCGGCGGGGTCAGGGACGCCAAGGAGCTGGCCACGGCCTTCTCTAAGGTGGCCTCTGACCTCATTGAAAGGGCGGCGCCGCTTACCCAGAGCCAAGAGGTCGAGGTCGAAGAGTCTTTTTGGCAGTCTATTGCTGGCGACGTGTCGCACAAGCAGCCTAGCGCAGAAAATCACACCTTTTTAGGCGGTGTCGAGCAACGCGCTAAGAATCTGGAGCTGGACCCTGTTAGCCGAGAGGTCGAGGTAAACGAAAAAGCCAAGGAACTGGCTCGCCAGGTGCTCAAAGAGGTACCCAAAGAGGCAAGAAAGGCGGCAGAAAAAAGAAAATATAGGGAAAATGTGAGGTCCGTACCGTTTCGCAGAGAAAAAGAGCGCGTTGAAAAGGCCAGGAAGTACTTTCAGCTTCGTGTTGATGGCATAGGCCGCGAAGATGCCGCCGCTATGGTCAAAATAAACCGCACTACGGCCAGAAAGTACGACACAAATGGTCCAGAGGGCCTGAAAGTGCAGGCTAAGTATGCAGAGCATGAGAATCCAAAGCTCAGAATACAGCCGATAGTGATTAGCGGCTGGCCTACGGCTGATGTCGTTGAAAGGCTGCAAATGGACAGCATCAAGCTGGAGCGGAAGATTCGAGCCCAAGAAAAACTGAAGCTGAACCAATAAAAAACCCCTACCACCCATGAAGGGCAGCAGGGGCCACACACGTGGGGCAGGGAGTGCCCCGAGAAATAACTAGCCGTGACACTATCGCCGGTTAGCGTGTTTTAGTCAACCTATACTGATTAGTTTACTCACAGACAGCGCATCGTTTTTCCTCCGGTCGTCATACAGGCTAACTGTGTCTGACTTGACGTGTCGGCTAAACCTTTGCACCGTTCTGATATCCCCGTCAGTAGCATCTAAAGCGGCTGTAATGGCCGTGTGTCGTATTCCGTGGGGAGTTGCTCGGACATTGGCTTTTGCGCCCATAGACTTGATTATTCTGCATATACTGCGACCCGTAAGTCTCTTGCCATAGCTCTTAGGGTCTTGGGCAATGAACACTGGCTGGTTTAGCTCTGGATTGGGGTGTTGGCCTTTCCATTTGCTCAGTGCGTGCATGGTTTTTTCTGTAATGCTTATGCGCTCTGATTGTTTCCTGCCTTTCCCGGTTATCTCAATGGACTGACTGCCAAAGTCAACGTGCCTCCAGTCCATTTTTGCTATCTCGCCACGCCGCAGCCCGTTGTTAGCCATTAGAACAAGCAGCGCTTTGTCTCTGAGGCTGCTGGACGCCTCGTACATGCGCTTGACTGCCTGCAAGCCTGGACCGCGTGTGTCGCGATACGCTTTTGACGGCACGTTTGGTATTTCAATGGTGTTTGATGACCATCCAAACATTCTAGCGGCCTTCAGCAGACTTTTTATCGACGTTAGCCTGCTGTTTATCGTAGCAGCGGCGAGTCCAGTGCTACTTAGCCATGACTTGTAGCGTACTATCACAAGATTTGCTTCGCCCTGTGACCCACGGACCACCGCTTGCACACCGCTAAATGGCTCAGGCTCTGACTGGCTCCACCTTTCAAACACCTCGATGCCTTTGAGGTATGACCGTCTGGTGTTTGCGTCGTGCGATTGCAGCCAGTCGTTTACGAGTGAGTTGCTACTGGTCTTTGCTAAACTCTGCACGGAGCACCTCCATAGTCGCATCCAGGGGCGGCGGTATGATTGGAGCCCACCGTTGTATCAGTGATTGTAGGCTGAACTTTCTGGTGTTTGGGCCTTCAAAGTCAGACCTGTCATACACTCCCACTGTCCCAGCCAGAGACTCGCCGTCTGCACCAACCGCTTTTGTATTCCACCAGACCAGAAAGCCCACGGCGTTGTCTGGCAGTAGGTCCAGTATGTTTTCTGTCCTCTTGATGGGGCCACGCCACACCGAGCCTGCTTTCGTATGCCTTTCAAGGGATTGCAGATATATCTCGCTAATGGGTGGCACTCCCCCTTTGCGGTATTCTATAAACCATAGGCTGACTGCCGCACTTGATATGCCTAACTTTTCTGCAAGACTGGCGCATGGCCGGTCCACAATGTAATCGCCGTATTCGTCTATGTACCTGCCGATTGTGGCCTTTCCAAATCGCTCGCGAGCGTTGGACCCTAGTTTGATTGACATTTTTCTTCTCCGTGTGTGTCTTCTGAAATTATCAAGTTTATAGGTTTATCGCAATGTGGATCGAAGTCACCACACTGAGGACAATGTTCGCCAACTGGCAAGGGCTCGCCGCAACACAAGTCGTAGTCCTCCCATTGCGGCGGGGGTGTAGTTTTCCAGTGGTCGTAATTCAACTTCGTTGCTCGAATGTAAGCCATCGCTCGTAGTCTGGGTCCGGTCTGCGGCTTGGCGGATCAATCCATATTGAATCCCAAACTGGATACTCGTGCTCCATAACTGCTTCCGCTTTCTCTAGCGTTTCCTCGCGAGCAATAACTTCCTCTGTGTCTCCGTCATTACGACGGCCCATTACTAAATACATGATGTCTCCTTTGTGCCTTAATGGCATTGTGTGTTTTGGTCCGTCAAAAGTTGTGCTTTTTAGCAAGCTCTGCAAGGCATTGCTCCCGCGCTTCGTCGTGCGTCATGTGGTCAAGTGTTTGGCCAACCCATATTCGCTCGCCATCTTCGTGGATCTCGTAGCTAATTTCGGCTACATGCGGCACCTGATAGCCGTCGAACACGTCGAACTGATCCCAACCTGCCGGTAGCTTCGCGTAATCCGTTCGGGCGTGCTCTGGTTTTCTGCAATATAGCAGCACATGACACACATATTTGTCCGGGTTATCAGTCGTAGTGTGCCAGTCCTGTACTACGTGTGGTTCATTTGTTGGCCTGAAGTCTTGCCGGTTCATACCTTCACCATCTCAGTGTTTGTGTAAATTACATGACCGTTGCCGTCGTGTTGTGTTTCCATTTGCCAGTGCTCTGGCATATCAGATCGGATATATTCAATGTCTTTTGAGCTATCGACGTACAGCACTTGGTTGCCATCGTTGTCTACACTCAGCGCTTCGGGTCCAAGGCCGTGTCTGTTGGCGAATTGGCCGGGTGCTAGCTTTTGAAATATGACGTACATTATATCTGATACGTGATTCATTTTTTGTTACCTCGTGTGTGTATAGCGTGGCCGCACAGTATCAACCGCACGCCACACCGTCAAGTCACTTTATTTAATGGGATGTACCACCCGCGAGTAAACGCGGGGATACCTAGTAATTTCAATGGTTTACTGGCGCTCGACCTTGTGCCAGTCTTTTGCGATTGCAAGCTCGTCGTCGCTTAGTTTTATATGGTTCATGCGTTCACCTTCATTGTTGTCCACTCGTTTACCTCTGGATTGATTGCTCGAACGATACGTTGGACTATCCAGTCGTGAGCATTCGATGTTGCCTCGCTAATCGCGTCTATCAAGCGTTCTAGCTCCGGCCCGTATTGATTCTGGTACTTCCAAGGTGCCGTGACTGCCGGGTGGCCGTGCCGCTGCGCCGCAGAGCGGTAAACAGTTGCGCCAAAGCCGGCTTTGTACCCGCATTGGTTGTACCCGCACCAGTAGCCTGAGTATCTCTCACTTTCCACGGTTATGTGGTCGGTGATGTACTCTGGTAGCCGGTGAGGCTCGCAAAAGCTCTCGCGGTCCGCGTTCAGAGCATCAATACGTTCCTGATGATCGCGGTACCCGGCCTTTTGAAGTACCGGGTCGAGATCACGGCCCAACGCACGCTCCTTTTCAAGCAGCGCGATTGCCGCGTCCAACCGTTCAGACATCCTGGCGCGGTACAAGTGGGCAGGCTCGTCCGGTGTGACCTCTACCGTGCCTAGTTTGTCAAGCTCCCGGAGCACTGCGTCCTGCCATTCGTTGACGTACTCGGCCAATTCAGATTTGTCGAACTCATAGCCGTGCTGGTGTTCCCACTCGTCCCGGTTCATAAACAGGTAATCGGCGTTGTCGCATAGGACGAGGTGAACGCCGTCCAACTTGTCCTTTGTCCATTTTGTTGCGGCTTCCATCACTTTACCCCCTGCCAAAGCTCTGCAATTGAATACCCCAGAATGAGATACTTTGTGTCCTTTGTTTTGTTGTTGTGGATGTCCACATGAGTCTGCACATCCTTGGTCTGGTAATTAAGGTGCACAGCTATGTGGAAGTCTCCGACCTCGATGGCAATCAAGTCCATAGACGGGTAGTAGCTGGTTACTTTCATACCGTTTTGTATCGTTATGTTTTCCATTGCTTTGACTCCTATATTCCAGGGCGGTTGAGCATATCCGCCGCTACAGATAGAACGGCCACCAATACATAGAATGAGGTCAAGCTTGCTAAGTAGAACATGATTCATTTCTCCGTGTGTGCTTTGCTAGTTACTGCCTTGTCCCCCAAGGCGCACGCCATCATTACAGGCGCGGGGCCGTCCACTGTAGACGACTGCCGGGGTGTTAGCGCCACCCCGTTGCGCGTCTATTGGATGAACTCTGTACCGTCTTGAGTGAATACCGGCGATTCATTCTCGATATACTCTTGCATTGCCTCTTCGCTATACAAATGCTGATATTCTGATTCTAGTATGGTGTAGAACTCTTGCATGACCCACCGAAAGCGATCCTTTAGTGCTTCGGTTAGCTCGTCGCACTCTTCCCCCTCGGAGTCATACGCGGTTATACATACAGATCCCTCATGCGATTCGCGTGATAGCCGGTTGCGTGTAATAGAAACGGATATTGGCTCGTCGCCAGGTTGCTCGTGCTGTAGCCGGTCTAGCTCCGCTGCTAGCTCCAGAATTTCGGTATTGTTTGTGTAGCCCGAAAGTTTTTTTGTGGCTTTTGCGCAATACTCGTATTCTCCGGTAAACGATAGCCCGTAGCCTTGCCCTAGTAGCTGATAGGAAAACTTAATGTAGTTGGGATCGTCTGCCCTTTTCGGATTCACAAAACCCAACGCTTGCAGCATTTCCCGAAAGCCATCTAGTACACATTCGCTCCACCAGTGATCCATGGTCATAGCGTCACCGTGTTGCATTCTCGCGGTGTCTTGTGCGTCCGGTGTTAGCTCGTTGTATTTGTAGACGGTTATTGGGTTGTTTATTACTTGCGGCATTTTCAATCTCCCGTGTGTGTTTTGTATGGGACGACAGTAACGGCCCCTTTATGCGTTGTCAAGTGACTTGATTTAGGTTGCTTGGTTTATTTCTCGCAAGTGATTCTGTGTCCCGCGTTTCACCGCTTCCCACTGTAACCGCGCAAGCTTTACGCATAGCAACACCAGGGACTTGCGGGGCCGAAACCCGTAGTCATCTTGTATAATTTCAGACGCCAGCGCGCACGCTCTTGCATGTGTTAGCGGCTGCACTTCCATCGTATCGCGAAGAATTGAGGCCGCGATTTGCACTTGTTCGTTGCTTAGGTACATGACTCTCTCCGTGTGTGTCTTTATTGCTGGCGCGTAAGCGCATTAAGCTCGCGCTTCATCGTGTCGTGCATGGACTCACCAGGAAGGTCGCCCGCCCTAGTTTTTGCCACTCTCACCCATTCAGGACTGTTTAGAATCTGAGTTATTTGCGCGGCGTGGCACTCTGGACACCGCACCCCAACGGGGTCTGGCTTGCCGCATGCCTCGCATGTGTATCGTGGTGTTGTCATGTTTCTAGCTTCCTTTTTATGCGTGTGTTTTCCTTCCGTCAGTGGGCGGCATATGCCCCCGAGCCGCTACACTCGGAAGCATAAACAGCTACCGACTAGGCTAGTGCCAATGCGCGGCGATCCGGGTTATCTCCTACCCATGCGTCAAGCTCTGGCGATAGGGCCGACCCAACGCGGCACGGTGTCTTTCCGTTTTTCTCGAATTGAACAAGTAGCTCATGTGTAGCTTCGTTTCCGTGCTCTTCTAAAAACTCCGTGAACTTGTCGCTCGTCTGGTCGTCGCAGTGGCTCCAAACATAGTCTGCAATACTTTCCAGGTTGAGCGTTACCCGTACGCGTGTAAGGTGTGATCCGTGCCAGTCATTAGCCCGAAGACCTACGGCCTCAAAGGTTAGATCTACGCCAAAGTCACAACCTTTCTCCAGGTAAAAGAACGCCTCGCGCCCGCCGTTTTTTATGTACTGGAACCGGTCAAGCGCCCACTCTGAAGGGCTGAACCCGGCTCCGTTGTAGTACGTGTTTCCGTTGTCAATGACGTGTCTCAGCAGTCCAGCGGTTGAACCTTTGCACAGCGCATCTACTAGTTCCGCACACGTTTCCTCTAGATCGGGGCCGTCTTGAGCGTCGTCGTTTATGTCTGCCATCATAGCCGCGAATGCTTGAGCGTGTTCGTCCGCTGGTGCATCGCCGTACTCGAACTGATAGGCGTCCCAGTTACCCGTGAGAGCCAGCACTGTGCGCGCTTTATGGGTGTAAATAATGTACTCGTGGCCATCAATCCGCTCGTGCAATGCGTCGTATGGGTCACGTGCGTCGTAGCCTTCTGATGCGAAACCCTCGCCACCTGCGAACAGTGGCCGCGCGTCTGCGATCCACTCTGCGGTTGCTCGTACTTCGTCCCAGTATTTTTTGTGTGTAAGCTCTGACATTTTCTTTCTCCGTGTGTGTGTAACTGGGAGGACGTTACCGCCCCCCGTTCTATGCTGTCAAGTGAATTGATAAAGAATTACAATAAAAAGAACAAAACCGCTACAGGGTACAGCATTGGGGCCAATGCCGCCCCGGTTAGTATGCCCCGGCATAGCTCGCGTTTTTCCTGTTTCGTAAGTGGTCCGTTGTGCATTTTCATCGTGCTAACACCTCGCGCTGTCTGGTTTGCTCTTGGTCCCGCTGTGCTTCGGTAAAGCGGTGGTTTTGCATCTCTTTCTCGCTCATTGGGTGCATTGGCGTGAATATCAATTCAATGGGCAGAACCAGTTCACGCCCGTCATGCGTCAACACTTGGCAGTTCTTGTTGCAAAAATTCCAGCGCCCGTTTTCATAGGTTGTCTGTAGTAGTCTGCGGGCTTTGATGTCTCTGCGCTGGTGCCCCATTGCGGCTAGCCTGGCGCACGCTTCTAGCTCCGCTGTAAGTTTCGACATTTCGCGCAGTCTTTCCCGTGTTGTCATGCTTTGCGCCTTTTGGCGGTGTTCTTGGTCGTTGTGCATCTTGCTAGCTCCTTCGTGTGTTTCGCGTTTCTGCCTTTTGGCTTCATCAGTACCGGCGCACACCGGTAGACGCAGCCCCTTACGAGGCCTTTGTTTCTAGTTGTTAGAATCGTGCGTTTCGCAACATCTGCTCCGCGATTGCCCTGGTGATGTCGCGCTCCATGCGTTTCCGTGGTGTATGTGGCTGGTCTTCGTAGAAGTCCCAGCTTGCCAGAATTTCGAGCGCGTCCAATCCGCAGTCAAAGCCAGAGTCTTCGTGCTCGATTGATTTGCACATAACCCAAGTGTCCAGCTTTTTGATTAGCTGGTGAACGCTCGCCCTGGTAAGTCCCCGTAAAAGTGTCGCTAGCTCTTGGGCTTGTGGTGTCTTGTTCTGCATGTCTTCTCCGTGTGTGTGGTGTGTGGCCCCCGTGGGGGCCGTTCTTTGGCCTACTGGATGCCGCACGCCTTCAAGAACAAGTCAGCGCGGAAATTCCGGTTTTGATTCTTTAGCTCTGGAACCATGGCTCGTGCTATTGCTTCCGCCCCTGGTGCCGTCTTGGGGTTGCCCATTTGTGCTTTGATTGTGTCGGCTATCATTTGAAAGTGTCTGCGAGTCATTTTTCTCTCTCCGTGTGTCAAGGATGTGTGGACGGTATCAATCTGATTCTTTACCCGTCAAGTGAATTGATGAAATTGCATGAAAATAGTTTTCAGCCTAGCGATTAGAAGTCGAATCTGGGGACCACCGGTAGTCCGTCGCGGTAACCATCACAGTCAAGCGCATCATTCACATTGAGACGTATTCCGTGGTTCGTTTTCAGGTGCTGTTCTTGTAACTCTGTTTCGAACACGTATGCGTTGAATTTGTCCTCCGCTGTGGATTCGTCGCACGTCTTGAACGTGGGACCGTCGAACGTGGTTAGCCGATAGCTATCTAATCCGGTGCGTTGGGAACGTGTTAGCTTCGTAGTTATCGTCATTGCTAGTTACTCCGTGCGTGTGATGCTTGCCCCCTTTCGGGGGCGTTGGGCTTACAGGTTCTTAGCGACATATGCGATGGTTTCACGGATACGAGGGGGCGTTGCACCGCCCCGCTCGAATTGCCACCAATAACAGTCGACGTGAGCCTTTAGATACTTAGCGGCGATGTGGGTACCTTGCGATATTCCGTGCTGTCTTAGGTCGTCAGCGATGTCGTCGCGGTACTCGTCAAGCAGGATTCGGTTGTACATTTTTTTTCTCTCCGTGTGTGTGTCGCTCTTTCGAGCTTGGGGCGATGATACTCATCCCACGGCCCCCGTCAAGTGACTTTATAAAAAAAGATTCTAAATGTCTGTTTTTTCTGTGCCGTCTTGCGGTTTTGACCGTGGCTATGGTGGATTACCGGGCAAATGTGGGTGGGATGGGGTGGAGTGTTTGCGTCCCATCTCCGACCCATGGGTGTGTGATAGGGGATGGGGGCACCTAGCTCAAGGCCTTCAGTACACACACCGTCCGTTGTCTGTGTCCGGTATTGGCTATTGTAGGACACACCCCCACGCAGACCCCCGGTGCCGCACTCATTTGTTCGTATGCTCCGGGCGCGCTCACGGTCTACGCGCGTACGTACACACGCGCGAGCGCAGAGGGGGGGGTGACCTTCGAGTCGATCGCAGGGTACCCATAGTATCAGGCGGATGCCGCCCCTCCGCTACAAAATCTAGGCTTGAGAACTTTGCTGCCGCCCAGCGATAACGTCAGCATATGTCACCTTGTCATAAGGCTTGGCCAACTTAGCGAGCGCCTGTTGTGTAGCCGTCATGGGTTTTTTGGCTGAATAGCCTTTACCCTTTTTTGGCTTTGGTGGTCGCTTTGGGGACTTTTTTCCTGGCTTTGGTCTTGGCATTGGCTTTGATTTTCCGCCCATCTCTAATCTCCTGGATTGCAGTAAGTAGTAAGTCAGCCTGATCATCACGAAGTGTAGCGACCATGCTGGATTCAGACCCATAGGTGCCAAATGGCTCGCCATGCAATACCAGTCGAACGGACCTCTGGCCTATGGGGTACACGATGACCTCGGTAAAGTTGACGTCATCAGTGACCATGCGAAGCGTTGGTATATTCATCGTACGATGATTGCCTCTATATGTTCGGGTTGGTCGTGATCTGCATCTTTTAGCTGCACTGGCTCTTGTACCACGACTGCGGATCTGTAGTCCCCGTTGGGCATTTGCACCAAAACGGGCAGCCAGGGGTCTTTCATCAGGAAAGTCGCCAGCTCACAAGACACAAGCTGTGACTCCAGGTCTTTTTGGCTAATAGACATGCGATGGATATTGGTCCAATTCATCATCATTGGCAAGAACCGCGCAAAACCCCGCACGTAATTTATACACTTTGTGGGTAAATACACGGATGGCCTTGCGGACCGGGGTTTGTGCGTTTTAAAACCCGGAGGGTGATTGGAATGGAGGGGGGTTCTCAGGGGGGAGGAAACGAGGGAGGCCGTTTCACGGCTCCTTGCGTATCATATTTTTGGCCTTCTGTAAATATGGGGTGCCTGTTTTTCTGAAGGGTACCCATATTGGGGGCAATATACTACGGTGCGCGGCGTGAGACACCGCTTTGACCGAAAATGGGGGGACTTTCCCCGGACCTGCAAAGATTGTGGGTTTACCGAGCACGGTATGGAGCGAGCTGGGCCTAGAAATGGCAAGAGAATTATGGTGTCGAACACCGCCTGGGGGCCAAAACGTCCTAGAACGCGCCGTGACCGTTTTTGTCGCAGCAAAGAGATGGGCTTTGACGCTGTATCTGCCAGACGGGCAGGCGGTGACTGGGTTGCCCTAAATCTTGGCAGGGGAGAATTTATGGTAGGGGCAGAATATGCCGAGCGATTGCTAGAGTGCCTAGTGGAGATGTTCGATTCAGAGGAAGAGTCCGAAGACTGTCAGCCCAGTCACCACCGAGAGCCATCGTAGAACCCACCCTATATCGGAGTGTACGTCCAGAAAGTTTGCACTTGTGGTGTAGGTTGCGTTTTGAAAGTCTTCAATTAGGTATGTAAGCCGCTTTTGCTCGCCGTCCTGCATGCGCTCCATGTCTTTAAGCTTGCTTTCCATGATTTCACACTTTGCACATTCACTCATTAGGGCCTCTTTTCTGTGTTTTGCGGTATCTACATCGTAATATGACGCATGGACCGCACGCGCAACCAAATGGCTGACCGTATTCTACGAAGCAAATTTCAGCCAGATGCCGAGATACCAGGTTATGGAGTCACCGTCAGCGAGTTTATACACCAGCTTAGACACGGTGGGGAGCAGGCCGATGACTTTCTTGAGGGTATGTCCAATATGGCTGCGGCTCGACTGCGTCTTATTTTGCCAAAAAGCGCCGTCTCAAGGGACCATCCAAAGGGAATTGTTGCTGCGGTAGTTCGCAAGAAGAAGAAAAAGTCAAAATATCCTAAACTTTTGTGATTCGCTGGACATTTTTTTTGGGGTATATACAGTCGGGCTATGCCAAAACCCGCTGAAGATACCAAAAACGCACCATTTACTGCCTCTCGACCTTCGCCGCCCAGGATGGCTGAAGGTGGTTCACCGTGGCCTATAGCCCTTGATTCGGCTTTGCAGCGAGAACTGACCAACCTGATGAGGGCAACTGGTCTTAAAAGCAGCCGGCCTATCATGGATTTTGTTGGCGAGTTGCTTGTTTCTTGGTGGGAGCCGCAAATCCCTAGTGATGCTTACAGCCTTTCCAAGGCAGAGCGGCAAGACACGGTTACTCTTAGCAATGGAAACGGTCTATATAGCCACGATATGAGCTGGCATGTATACTGCCGCTTGGATAAAATTGCTAAAGCGATAGGCACAACGCCGTCTGCGATGGTTTTAATTGCCATGCATACTAATCGCATCCGCACTTTCTTGAGGGCAATACCCCCATCTCGGACCACTGCGCGCATGAGCGGCATCCGAAACTCAATAGTTGCTACCATGGATGCCATTGATGACGCCGAGATTGCCCGTGAACAGAAGGCAGCAAAGAAGAAGGTAAGTCGCAAGAAAGCGAAAACGGCAACCCCTGCCACTGCATGAGCCGTCGTGGCGACATATGGCTGGCTCTAAGCAAAGACCCCTATCTGTTTTTCAAGCGTTGCCTGAAGATTCGCGTCAAAACTGACAACGGAATCGAGATGCTGCCGTTTGAGCCAAACAATGAGCAGCGTGCTGTAATAGATTGGGTGCTGCACTGCATCGAAAACAAGAAGCCGGTCCGGGTGATTATCAACAAATGTCGCCGTCTCGGCATGTCTACAGCCATCGAGGCCATTGGTTACTGGCTGTGTACCTTCAATCCAAACCTGTTTGCACTGGTAATAGCCCAGCTAGACCAGGCCACGAGGGAGATTGCAGGCATTGCGCGTAACTTTAAGAATAACTTAGACCCTCAGTTTGCGCGAATGTTTCCACATTCATTGCCGAAGAGCCGTGGTAACACGCTTGAGTGGTCATCCGATGTTGAGGGCGTGACCTGGGGCTCAAAGTTTCGCAGCATCACACAGGGCTCAACAGAAGCAAACCGGGGTGGCGACCCCTCATTTATACATATATCGGAGCTTGCAGCATGGGACCATTTACGGCGCTCGACTACTGCCGAGGCGCAGCTTACATCAACGCTGGCCTCTATGTTATCGGAATCATTTACATTTGTTCTAATTGAGTCTACAGCGAAAGGCGCAAGCGGCAGCCACTACAATCGTTTCAAGTCTGCGTGGCGAGATTGGACGGAAAGCCAGGACCACGCCATCTGGAGACCTTTTTTCTTTAGTTGGCAAGGAGTCCCCAAGTATACCACAGGCATCAGCGAAGACGAAGCAAGATTGCATGACGAGATGCTGGCTCTGTGGGAGCAGGGTGATGTCTTGCGCTCTACCAGCAAAAGCAAAAAAGAGAACACGTTTCACAACAAAGCTCGTCTTATTGCTAAAGATGAACTGCGGTACTGGCACCGCACAGATGGGTGGGCGTGGTTTGACAGGTGTTTCGAGTACGGCCTTACTCCTAGTGAAATGCGGTGGGGGTTGAATAAACGCCAAGAATTCGGTGACTTAGACGAGTTTGACCAAGAGTTTCCGTTGTCTTGGCAGATGTCGTTTATTGCCTCCGGCTCAAGAGCCATTGACCAGCGGGTCATATCAGAGTGGGCATCTAAGCCGTTGCCCGATGGGTTCAGACAGTTCAGAGAGTTTATTGACGTGGACGGCGATATACAGCCTGGTGGCACTGGTCTTGAGTGGCAGATGTACAGGAAGCCGGTACCGGGCCATGAATACATCATTGGAACGGACTCTGCGATGGGCTCAAAGGACGGTGACTGGTCAGCAGCACGGGTTTACGACCGACACGCCAAAGAGATAGTAGCAGAACTCTACTCTAAGTACTCTCCAGAGTTTCTTGGGGAGCAGGCTGTTCTGGCTGCGAAGTATTATAACAGGGCGTTTATCTCACCAGAGGCTAACAATCACGGCTATTCAACCATCAGCCACATTGTAAATACTATGGGATATCGCCAAATGCAGTTGCGACGTCCCGGCAAGGCAATACGTCCCGGCAAAGATGCCTCGCAGATATATGGCACAATCATTGGCTCCTATAATAAGGCCAGGATTATTGATGAGCTGCGTCGAAGAATACGAGACAAGGCATACACCGAGCACTCTCGACGCTTCTGCCATGAGTGTACCACGTATGTTCGCACTCAATCTGGCCGCTATGACCACATGCCAGGGGAGCATGATGACCTGATTGACTGCACGGCTCTTATATTTGAAGCGGACAATAGAATGCGGCCTGTGTTAGAAGTGTCAGATAATTTGACTAAAGCTAAAGAGATGGACGACATTGCATCACGCGGCGGTCGCAGGCGAGGTGTTCGTCCTCAGAAGCGATTCTACCGTGGAGGTGGCCGATGACGATTGCAATTATCGCTGCGGCTTTGATTGTAGGCATTTGGATTGGGTGGACGGCGAGAGACTGGATGCACGATTTACTTGTGAAATACAGCGAACTGCCTGATTTTCCAGACGCACCTGAAGAATCAAATGCGCTATATTGGTCGCAGGTGCCAGTGCATCAGAAGCGACAGCTTTCTATTGCTTTGTCAAAGCGTGATAAGCAAAACGGTGAGGGCTAGGATGAATTACGGCAAAAAAGACAAAAAGCCTGTAGCAGGGTTTGGTGACATAGCAGGGCTACCGGGCGGTGTTTTTGAGCCATCGACATCGGATGGCATGGCTTTGCTTGAGAAAATGATTGGCACTGCGCCTATGGGCTCTTCCGAGCAAGACAGAGCTCGACGAATAGCAAGAGAAATGGAGTCAAGAACACTGATGAGGCTTACCAAGGATGTCCCAAAGATGTCCTTTAAGTTTGTGGAAAAGGTAGCAAAAGATCCGTTTGGATTGGCCGCAGAGAATGCAGCATCAGAGCTTTTTGGCCTAAAGTCGAAGCCAACTGAGTTTCAAAGCATTACCGGCCCACTAGGAGAGGACTTTTAAATGCTGGAGTTTATATTACCTGCTGTTATTGGCGGACTGTTTGGGCTTGCTAAAGGCGACCCGGAAATCCCTGAGCCACCGAAGCCGCGAAAGCCTAGACCTCAATTCATTCCTCCGCAGTCTACAGCCGCTCCAGCGGCAATGATGGACCCAGGATCTGCAATGCCGATGATGACTGCCACGCCGCAGTCCCAGCTTGCGGCCTTGAGCATGTTTAGCCTTGACAGCGATGACAAAAACCCATTCAAAAAAGGAATGTCCTAATGAATGCCGAACCAATGGACGAGGGCAGGCCGAAGTTTACTTTTGAGGCTGCTGATACATCTCTCTTTGACCCAAGCATGTTGCGTGAAGCCCTAGCAAAGCAAATACGAACCGGTGTTGTTGGTGGCGGCGCTGCGCCACGTTCCCCAATGAAGGCGAATACGGTGCTTAATCTTAAAGATCGCTTTCGCCGTAAAAAGTTTCAAGAGGCTATGAGTAACCCTATGGGCCTAAATCCTTCGCAGATGGCTGCGTTGACAATGGTTCCTGGTATGGGGCAGACATCAGCAGACACATCTCAGTTGTATCGACAAGGATAGTAAATGCCATCCTCTGCAATAACTGACCAGTATACTCGGTTCGACAGTCAAAGTGGCGAAAGCTGGTCTCCCACTGCGGAGGAGGTCAAGCTTGTAAACTACGTCACTAAGCAGTTCGAGCTGTGTGAGCGGTTTAAGAAGCCTCATGTGCGTTCTGCGTACTACACCATTTCGTTTTATCTGGGCCAGCAGTGGCTCCGGTATGACCGTGCGTCTGAGACGCACGACTCTATAAAGTTTGAAGAGTGGGAAGAGCAGCCAGTCACCAACTACATGAAGCGGGTGATTGACGATGTAACTGCTAAGGTTACTGAAAACCGCCCTGCTGTGACTGTAGTTCCTGCTACATCTGATGAGGATGACCAGGAGGCAGCTCGTGCAAGCGAGAAGCTACTTGACCACCTGTGGATGGAGTTGGACTTTGGGGATGGAATTGAAGAGGCAGTAAAGCTGGCTACGCTTACCGGCCTGTCCGCCATCAAGGTGTATTGGGATGCCGCAGGCGGCGAACAGTACCAGCCAACTCAAACGGAGATGGAGGTCGGCGCAGAGGTCGAAGGCGCTATTGGCGACCTTGGCCCACGCATGACAGGCATTCCTGACTGGGATGTGCTGTCTCTCATGGAGTTTGGTTTTGATCCAGGTGCGCGGCGTTGGTCGAAATGTCGCTGGGCATACAGCCGAAACACTGTTCACATCGATGTACTGCGACAGACTTACGAGAAAGCAAAGTATATCAAAAGCAATCGCCGTATGGACTTTGACCACTTTCAAGTCCAGCTAATGGATAAGCTGCGAGGCGACCGACAAAACAGCGCACAGAGCCTTACTGAGCACGTTGAGGTAATCGAGTATTACGAGCGCCCCTCGCCTCGGCACCCTAACGGCATGTTTTCTGTTATTGCCGGTGGGCTGGTTATGTACCACCAGGAGCGCCTGCCATTCGGTAAGCTGCCATTCTATCCCATACGGGATGGCAAGATACCCGGACGCATGATTGGACATGGGCGAGCAGTGTCTCTGCTAGACCCGCAGCACGAAGTAAACAAACGCGACAAGGACATTCGCGAGCACGCTAACCTGATGGCTCAGGCCAAGTGGATTGTGGCCGAGGGCTCGCTCAAGAATGGCAACTACATCAGCAATGAGCCCGGTGAGATTGTAGAGTATAACCCAGGATTCCCGGCTCCACGACCAATGGTAAACCCGCCGCTTCCCCAAGAGCACTTAGTCATCAAGAATGGCGCGGTCGAGACAATATTTGAGCTATCTGGGCTGTCCTCGCTTACTCGTGGTCGCATCCCGTCAAATATGTCTGGTCGTGCAATCGGAATGGCGACAGACCTTGAGGCAACTTTGCTAGGGCCGTTGGTCAAAGAGGTCGAGAAGGCTATCTGTGGCGTTGGCTCCATGCTGCTCACGATGTGGCGAGACATGATGCCCGTTGCCTATACCGTTCCAGTGATGGGCAAGAACTCGGTCAGCGAACTGATACGGTTCTTTTCAAGCGACATTTCCTCTACGGATGTTCGAATGCAGGGCGGCTCCATGCTGCCGAAGCTGCTGTCGTTCCGCCAGGAGCGTTTGCTGATGATGTGGGAGCGTGGTGTATTCGGCAATCCCCAAGACCCAATGAACCAAATCAAGTTCCGGAAGATGCTTGAGTTTGGCGATACGGACGTTATTGACGGAGACAACAGCCGTGAGCGCAGATACGCACGCGAAGTCAACGAGATGCTGAAGGTTGGTGCCTTCGTACATCCTAACCCAGCTATTGACTCTATGGAGATACAGATAGACGAGCGGACTGATTACATGCAGTCAGCCGAGTACCGCCGCCTTGCTCCAGAGATACAGAATATGTTTATGCGCAATCTGGCGTGGTGCTACTACTACGCTTCGCAATCTCAGCAGGGCGTGCCTTGGTGGACTCACGTAGATGAAGACGCGATACAGGTTGAAGCGTGGCCTCCATTTATGCAGGAGCCACCACTTCAGGAAGGTCAGCCGGGTCAGCCGCAGATGGCCCAGCCTGAACCTATGGACGCATTTGGCATGCCTCCAGAGGCAGGTCCGCAGATGCCGCCAGAGCTTATGGAGCAGATGGCCGCATTGTCTCGTGGCAACACTGGGACTCAAATTGCCATACCCGAAGAGGATGCTGGAGTAATGGGTCCAGGAGTTGGCGAGTTTGACATGGTGCCCACCGAAGAGATGTAATAGAGTTCGACAGCGGCAAACAAGTTTACATTTTTTTGACAGCGAAATTTGTCCGCTTGTAATTTATGCACGCAGGCCAATGGGTCTGTGTGTGGTTATCCCAAATAATCGGGTGGCGCTCCGTCAAAGCGCAGGGAGAAAACCATGTCAGCAGAAGGCGTAACGAGCACAGACTCCGGTACGGAATCGCAGGCCGTAGGTGGTGAGGATTTGGCAAGCACTCCAGCAGTGGAGGTTGCCGCGACATCGGCAGATACTAGCGCAGCCAGCGAGGGCGATACCTCGTCTAGTCCGGGTCCGGTGCCGTATGACCGTTTTCAACAGGTAATAGCGCAGAAAAACGACTTTCAGACGAAGGCGAGCGAATACGAAGACCAGATTGCTCAACTAAGAAATTACATTGAGCATCAAAACCAGCAGGCTCAACAGGTTGTAGACCCCGTTGAGGCACTGCGAAAGGCATTGCAGCCAGAGCCAGAGCCAGAGTATGTGGACCCGCTTGAGCGAAAAACGCAAGAGCTGGAGAAACAACTATCGGAACTGTCTCAATGGAAGCAGTCTCAGATGGAGCAGGTAGAAACTGCACGTCTGCGTACTCATTTCCGGTCAATGGCTGACTCGGCACTTGCGGACTACCCGAATGCAAGTAAGCACGAGATTGCAATGCACCTGTTCCAGAACCCGAATCTCACCGCATCTCAAGTGCGGGACATTGCTCGTCAATCGCACGAGCGAGAGACTTCGACCTGGAAAGGGCGGTTTGCTCCAGC